ATGAGACATAAAAATGAGACAGCTACAAGCTTCAACGAACTTAAGGAAATCACGCTAGCGATACAGGCGCAAAAAAACAGCGTGCAAACTAGCGATAACGCCAACACAAGCGAAATCACAAGCCAAAGCACGCCAAAGCCTAATAAGGGGATAGCGCGCACTAAAAACAGCGCTTTAAAACCCACAAAAAGAGCCTTTAGCGAGCGTCAAAGAATCACGATTAGAGACAACTCACAAGCAAGCGCTATAAAGAAATCAAAAGGGGGCGCTAATGCATAATTACACCATCTACTTAAGAGGAAACGCCATCTATTTGAGCTACATTAAAAACAGCAAGCGCCACCGAAAGAGCTTGAGTAAGCTTATTAAAAGCCTGAATTTAGAAAATAACCAAGCATTAGAGTATTTAAAGGGCTTGAGTTTAGAAAAAATTTTAAAAATGCAAAAAGGAGCGCTGAAGCCTAATAAAGAGCCAGAGCAAGAAAGCTTGAAAACGGCTAAAAAAATTAAAGAAGATACAAGCATAAAACAAGCTAAAGAAAGCTTTTTTGACCAAAAAATAGGGCTTAAGGAAGAAAGCTTGCGGTTTATGCGCTTAAGATTTAGCACGATTTTGAAGCTGATGAACATTAAAGAGAACTCTAAAGTGTCTAAAATCACCAAAGAGAGCGTTACTAATTACCACAATAACGCTTTCAAAAAATATAAAAAGAACACTTTAGTAAGCCTTAATAGCCTGTTAAAAAGCTTTTTAGAGTTTTGCGAACAAGAGGGATATATAAACAAAACTCCCTATTTTAAAATCACGATAAAAAACGCTAAAGAGGGAGAAAAAATCGATCCGTTTAGCTTAAATGAAATCAAAGCGATTTTAAAGAGCACACCCGATTTAAGACTGAAGGCCTTTTTAACGACAGCATTTCTTACCGGCTTAAGGACAGGCGAACAATTAGCGCTTTTATGGAGCGATATTGATTTTGAAAACAAAAAAATCAACATTAACAAATCCTTAAACCTTTCAGGTGTTATCACAAGCCCTAAAAACAAACCAAGCATTAGAGAAGTGGATCTATTAGAGCCAGTGGAAAAAATCCTAAAAGATCTAAAAGCAACCGAACCGGCTAATAAAAAAATGATCTTTCTTAGCGTTCCTAAAAGGACTCAAGATTTTCAGCGAGCGTTTAAAAAACTATTGAAAGCCTTGAATTTAAAAGACAGGAAGCTTTACGCCACGCGCCACACTTTTGCAAGCTTGATGCTAAGCCAGGGCGAAGAAGCCATGTGGATTAGCCAAACGCTAGGGCATAAAGATCTAAACACCACTTACAGCACTTACAGCCATTACATCCCTAAACAAGACAAAGAAAGGGCTAAATTTTTAAAGGGGATACTATGAACGAAAACCACAAGGAGAACACCATGAGCGTATTTTACTATTTGACTTACAAACGCATCAAGAAAAGCGATACGGATTTAAGTTTTTTTGATTTTATTCAAAAATTAGAAAAACTCCAAAAAACACACACGATTAGATCCAGCGTTTGCAGCGTGAAAAATAAGAGTGTAACAAGCTATTCTATCCTACTCCAAAAAAAGGCGGTTTGAACATGGAACAAAAAAAACTACAACCGATCGATTTAGAAGTTTTACAAGCTCTCAATAAGCAAGCGTATTTACCAAAAAGTGCCGACAAGATTGCAAAAGATCTTAACATTGATTACTACTACACACTTAATATTTTCAACAAGCTTGAAAAAAAAGGCTTATGCGATCAATGGGTCATCAACAAAAAAAGAGAAAAAGAAACCAAAAACAACTATTACAAAGTTTGCCTCTTGAACGAGATCGGTAAAGATCTATGCACCTATTTGAACGCTCTAAAAGCAATAAACCAACCAAAAAAGGATTAACAATGATCACCTATGATATTGACAAAAAACAGCCTAAAAAGTCAAAAAAAACGATTTTAGAAGCGAAATCAAGGCTATTTTTAAGCATCCTAATCGCGCTTATTTTTACCTTATCGTTTTTATATTTAAAGTGAAAGGAGCATGAATGAACTACATACTAAAAAATAATTTGAATGTGGAAACAAACTACACCAAAACTGCAAATAGTATCCTCATTGACAGCCCGTTAAGCAGAGATGCAAGGATTGTTTTTATCACATTAAGCAGCCTTGCAAGCTCATTTAACCCAAGAGTAGAATTTCTATGCAAGCAACTAGACATGAACGTTAAAACGCTTAGTAAGTACTTAAAAGAGCTAGTGCAAAAAGGTTTTTTGAAAATCATTCACTATAAAAACAAATTAGGGAAGTTTTTAGGGAAAAAGGCTTACATTTTAGCGCCAACTAAAGAGCAATTAGAGCAAGAGGATTTTATTATCGTTGATGAATCTAACCGCACCGAAACACCAAAACTTACCATGCGGAAAATTGTAGAAAAACAAGCCGAAAAACCCCTTAAATCCGAAGTTTGCACCGAAACACCAAAATTTACCACCCTTATAAATAAGAAGAATAACAACAAACATGAAAAAATGGATTTGAACGTGAGTGAGAATTTTCAAAATCAAGCGGATCAAAAAAACAAGCATGATAATTTTTCTTGTTTTAATGGCTCTAAAATTAAAAACTTTAGCATGTTCAAACGCTTTAGTGATTTTGTCTTTTCTATTTTAGGGAATCTTGACACAAGGGGATTAGAAAAACGCGATAAGAAAGCGTTTGAGCGGTTTTTACACTACAGAAACGAGAAAACAAAGCTAACTTATGCCACGAAAAAAGCTTTACTAAAGCAAGCGTTAGAGTTGAAAGAACAAGGCCAAGATATAGCTAAATGCGTGGATCAGAGTATCCGCAAGGGTTATAACGAGATTTACGCGCTAATGGAGTTTAAATCCATCAGGACAGCGCAAAAACAAGAAGAGGAACCGTTTGAATACAAACCGAATCCCAAATATAACGGTTATTGCATTTGGTAGGCGCAAAGAAAGAGAGAAAAGCAATGAGACCATGCCACTATGAACACAAGCAAAAGAATTTTAAACCCAAAGTAAAAACTGAATGCATACTCTTTCAAAAAGTGTTTTCAGAAATTTTAGAAATCCTAAAAGAGCAAGAGGGAAAAAGCAGGAGTGCAATTATTGAAAGGATGATTATTTATTTTTTAGAAAAAGAGAAAGAAAATAAAGATGAGACAGCATGGAATAAATCCAAACGATCCTATAGAAGAACTCTTAAGAACTACAAGAAAGAAGCTAATGTTAAGAGAAAGCAGCTACAAAAAGCTAAAAATGATGAAAAGAAAAAAGCGTTATACATTTGCAAGAGTAGTCCGTTTAGCTGTTTTAGAGGGTATTAGGAAGTTTCAAAAAGAAAACCTATTTTTGAACTTGCAAATGAAAGATTTTGAGATTGCAATAAGCATTTTAGAACAAAAAACAAAAAGAGACAGAAAGTAACGGAAAAATGCAGAACTTGATAATGAATAGTTTTATTAACTACCCGAACGATTTGGAGGAATTTTTAGAAGAGATACACATTTCAAGCTTCACGCTTTTTAATCAAAAAATCATTCAAGCTTTGTTAGAGATGAAAAACAAAAACCAAGTCGTGCAGCTTGAAACCATAAGGCTAAAAATAGGCGATGAAGCGTTTGAAAGCAAAGAATTTAGAGCCATTTTAGAAGCGGATAGCTATCCGAACTATTTAGACTTAAGAAGCGACTTTAAAACTTATTTGAGTTTAAAGATGCAGGAGCATTTAGCGAACGAGTTGATAAAAGCCACACGAAAGAGCGAGATTTTTGATTTTGATTTTTTAGGAAAATACATCAAATTAGGATTTAACCGGAACGGAAAGTATTATTGGGAGTGGGAAGAGTTTTTTAAATCAAAACCTAAAATAGAAAAAATACATACAGGAATTGATTTTTTAGACAACATTAGCGATGGCGGTTTTGAAGTGGGTCAGTTGATTTTACTCAGCGGCGATCCCGAAGCCGGTAAAACGCTTTTAAGTATCCAATACATCACCAACGCCCAACAAAAACACAAAGTGACTTATTTTGGTTTTGAATTTAGCGTGAGGAAACACATAGAAACATTAAACTCTAAAAATTTCAAAATAAACAAAGAAAATTATTTTATTGATGATCTAAGTTGCGAGATTAACGAACTAGTCTCACAGATTAGAGGCTTAGCTAAAGAAGGGCATAAGCTTTTTATCATTGATAGTCAGATGAAAATACAAGCCCCCATCGTAGGGAGAACGATTGAAGAAGTAGAGACAATTAAGTTCACTACTTTAGCCGATCTGGCCAAGCGCTTGCAAGTCATCATTATTTTGATTATTCAAAACTCCAAAAACGACAGCTACGCCCCAACAGGAAGCCGTAAAGGCGCTCATGAAGCGCATGTAATGATTAGGATTGAAAAGATCAAGAGTGGGGAGTTAAAACACATTAAAGATTACAATGAGAGAGGCAAACACCGAAAGGTTTTGATTTTGAAAAACAAACAAACAGGATTACAAGGCATTCAATTTTTTAGAATTGATGGTTATAGGTTGTTTGAAATCAGCACGAATTACAAAGAGCTTAAAGAAAGCGATTATAGCGGCTATGATTTAAACGATTTCGGCGATTAAAGGATCTACAATGATTATTAATTTTGAAGGTCTTAAAAATATGGTTAGTGTTGTTGATGTAATAGAAAAATACATGGACTTACACAAATGCGGAGCGAATTTGAAAGCGTGTTGCCCGTTTCATGATGAAAGAAGCGCCTCTTTTTTTGTCAGCCAAGAAAAGAATATTTTTAAATGTTTTGGGTGTGGCGTTAGCGGTGATGCGTTTAAATTCTTGCAAGAATTTAAAAAAATCAGTTTCACCGAAGCGATTCAAGAAATAGCCTCCATGTATAACTACCCGATAGAATACGACAACAACGAAGAGAAACAAGAAAAAGAAAGGCTAAAAGAAATTTTAGCGTTCGCTAACAACCTATTCAAAGAAAGAATTTTAAAACAGCCTGTTATTTTAGAGTATTTAAATAGGAGAGGCGTTACCCTAGAAAAGGTTAAAGATTACGGTTTGGGTTTTTGCACTAACGAAGAAAAAGAAGAATTGAAAAAGCGTTTTAACCCTTGTGATTTGATAGCGAGCGGGCTTTTTAGTGATGCAAACAAAGACAGAGAGCTTAAAATCTTTTGCAATTATAGGATCACTTTTCCCTTGAAAGACACTAAAGGGAACATTGTTAGTTTTAGCGCCAGAACTTGCACGATTGCACGATCAAAAATCCTAGGAATGGCGCTAAATACATTAACGGCAGAGACACAAAGATTTTTAAAAAATCTTTTATTCTTTATAATTTAGACAGAGCGCGCCAAGCGATAACACAAAAAAAGCAGGTCATTTTATGCGAGGGATTTTTTGATGTGATGAGTTTTGAACATTTTGATTACAACAATGCGATTTGTTGCATAGGAACGGCATTCACTAAAGAACATGTGAAGATTTTGAGCCATTTGAATGCGGAGCTATGTTTTTGTTTAGACAACGATTTAGCAGGATTGGAAGCCAGTATTAGAGCGATTGAGCTGTGTTTATTAAACCAAACCACCAACTTAAGCGTGGTGAAAATTAAAGACAAGGATTTTAAAGACATGGGGGATTATTTAGAAAAAAATAAACGCCCAAATCTTGTTAAAATCAACGGCTTCAAATTCTATTGCGCTTATTTGTTGCGAGGAGAGTTAGACAACAAAACAAAGGATTTTAATTACAAAAGGATTTTAAGAGCGATTAAAGATTTGAATCCCTTTATCAAAGGCGATCTATTAAAGATTTTAAAAAGCTTTTTGCCTAGCGAAGACACCAAAACAGAGAGAATCAAAAAGCCCGTGTTATCCCTTTTAGAAGCGAGGATTTATGCGACAATGCTTGAAAGCGAAGAGTTTAGATACATTGCAAGGAGGCATTTAAGCCCGGCAGATGTGGAGTTTAAAGATATTTTCAAGAAAATCGTTTTAAACGATTTTAGGGGTTTAGACTTTTTGAAAAAATACGAAATTATCAAAGAGCATGATTATTTATATTGTTTGAACGAGTTTAAGATTAAAGGCTTAAAAAATAGCCTAAAACATGCTATAGAAAACAAAGATTACATGCTTATAGAAGCGCTGAATCATAAGATTAAGGAGTTACAGAACCCGTTTTAACCGGGTAAGCGAACGCAAGAAAGGAATTTTGATGGCTTTTTATTTTGACATAACCGCCCCTTATCCAGGAGGCCAAAGCGCGCCCTACATCCCACGATTTGAACCTTTAAGCCCTTTTAATGATGGAACGACAGGACAAGGCGCAGGACAAGGCATGCCGCCTCATATTAATTGGGGTAGCATCATTACTAAAGATCAAGAGAACACCTTTTACACATTGGGTAGCAGGTTCAAAGATCTTGCAGGATCTTTAGACGCTTACAAGGGCGCGCTAGAGAAATTCAATAGAATGGTAAACCGCTATAACTCATCTTTGCACGATTATAATGCGAACATCAATTCGTTAGAACACATTAAGAAAGAGCGCCATGATTCATTCACCACCGCTAAAAGACTAAAAGAGCTGATCCGACAAGAAAAAGAAAAGAAACAACACTTTAGTAAAGAATTAAGGTTATTTTTTGACTTTCAAAAGAAAGAAGACGATAAGCAAGAAAATATTTTTCAAGGCCTTTTTAAGCGCAAAGAATTTAAAGCATTAGACGCGTTTTTGACAAACCCTTATGCGATATTACCTAAAGGCGTTATTTTTGAGTATCATAATCCAGGGTCAAACAATTATAATCCCTTAAACGCGTTTAACCCCATGGATGGAATCAACAACCAATTCACAATTAACACTCTAAACCAGTTAAATAATAATTCTTTTCAAAGAAGATTAGCCGGCGGAGCGGATTTTAATTATTTTGCACCTTTAAATTTTGCGAAGGCTTTAAGCGTGGAGCAAATAGTGTTTAGTTTTGAAAATAGCGTTAAAATAAGAAAAGCATGGGCGTTTTTCTTGCAAAATAAGTGGTATTCAAACGGCCATAAACTTAAGATAATAAACGCTAAAATCAAAACAATAAAAGTTTTAGAGGACTTGCAAGAGAGCATCAGAGAAAAAGAAAGAGAATTAGAGGACGAAAGAAGAAAGCAAAACGCCAATGAAGAAAACATCAAAGCGCTAACGGAACAAATCCTAGAAAAATCAAAAGAATTGCAAAAAATAAAAGAGCAATTAGAACAAGAATACAGAATCGTTAAGGAATTCACCGATAAAAGGCAATCTATCCTTAATGAGATCAACCATTCTAATTTAAACGAGAATTTGAAACACGGGTTTAGAGATATTTTAAATGATCTTAATTTATTGGAATCTTTTAAAAAAATATCCCTTTAAAAACACTTTCTTTTTTAGATTTAATAGGTAGGTAAAATTTATAAGGTTTTTTATATGCAACAAGAGTTTTTAAGCCCTGCGCCACTAAATCCAAGAGATAACAATAATCAAAGAAAAATCATGCCTTTAGAAGATTTTGAAGCTAAAAAGAAAGAAATCAACGAGCTATTAAACTCAAAGGCCAAAGAATTAAAAGAATTAGGCTTACTAGACAAGTTAGGCGAGTTTGTAGGCATCCAAACTGACAACGCCAAACAAAGAGAGAGCCAATTAAATGAGATTAAAGAGATGGCTACAAAGAGTAAAGCCGATTTTAAAGATTTGCCAAGCGCTTTGAAAGACGAATACTACAACAAAGCCGAAACCAGCATTTTTAACCCGCTCAAAACCAAGAACGAGATCGCTAAAGAAGACTATCAAAAAGACTTACAGAGAAAAGAAATTTTACAGAAAACGAGTAAAGAACTCACAGATAGCGATAAGGAATTAATAGACAATGATAGCGGTTTTTTTAATCGTTCGCTTGATGCTATCACAGGCAAAAGCGAAGTGGAGAAGCTTAAAGAATACAAGGAAAAAGAAAAAGCCAAAGACATAACCAAAGACTTGCAAAAATCATGGAATTTGTTTAACAACTTGAGAAAAGACAAGGACGCTTTTAGCCTTTTTGCGAGTGAAGACTTGCAGTTAAGAGAAAAGTATCAAAACGAGTTTAAAAACATTGCTAGAAATAGCGGTTTTGATGATGTAGTTTATAACGAAAAGCAAGAGCCATTTATAAGGAAGGGCGATAAATTTTATAAGATAAACGACCGCTTTTTTGATAATTTTTTAAACTTTTTAAGCGCTAATAAGTTTTCATTATCCGGATCTTTAATAGGAGCGGTTAGCGGTGCTAAAGCAAGGAAGAATTTAGGCGCTTTAGGTTTATTAGGCGGTGCTATTGTAGGAGGAGCGTTAGGGAGCACAGCAGGTGGAGCAACCGATGCGATTGCAGGCAATGCTTTTTTGAACAGAGAGCAAAAAGCCGACGAAATCATAAGGCATGCGTTAAGTGAAGGAGCTTTAAGTCTAGTAACGGATACTCTGGTTTTAGGAGCAGGAAAGTTAATAAAAAAAGCGATCAACCCAAGAAGCATTTTCAATATAGGCGCTAATGTTTCTACTAGCGGTTTATACGCCTTAGGCAAGCACATATTGACAGGCAACGCTAAAGGAGCTGAAAGGATATTGAATGAAACCATAAGCGAAAACGAGCGTCAAGCAGTTAGAGAATTAGCGAAGCGCTTTGGAGGCGAATTGAGACTCACTAAAGCAGACGAAAGCAAATACCGAGAAGAACTCATTAAAAAAGTAGGCGAAGACAGCAAGATTTTAAGAGGGTATGATGCTTTAAGAGACGCTTTTTTATTGCAAAGTCAAGCTAAAAAGCAAGAAGCTTTTATCCAAGCGATAAGAAGCGATGAGACAGGCAACGCGATAGCTTTTTTAAGCGAAGCGGCTAACTCAAGCCCCATTGCTAACGCTAATCTAAAAAAGATTTTAAACAAGACGACCGAAAATTTAAAAGATTCTTTGAGGCAGCTTGATTTGAAAGATTACGAAGTTAAGAGCATTTTTGATAATTTAGAACAAGGCACTAAAGAAAGCTATGAAAAAGCGCTTGATGGAGTGATAGGAAAACTTTACGATAATAGCTATAAGACCAATCTAAGAGAAAGCATTCAAGACACAACGGCGTTTGAAACCTTTGTGAAAGAGCTAAGAGAGCAAGGGAAATTCGATCCAACAGCAAACAGCTTTTTAAACCAAATTGAAAAAAATATTTATAGCCCGGAAGGTGTAACTTTTGAGCAGTTAAGAAACGCTAGGCAAATGATTAACGCTTATGAAAGGAATGTTAAAGACCCGAGCACTTTAGGTTATATCAAAAAAATAAGCGCGCAGTTTTTGAGAGAAGACATTGATAAAGGCATTGAAAACATCTTAAAACAAAACACGCAAGCTTATGAAAAGTTAAGCGATTTGAATAAGACCGCTATCAGCGACTACAAAAACATGAAACAAACTTTAGAGCTAGTGGATAGCGCCAAGATAAGAGACAGAGAGATCACCAAAGAAAAAGCGATTGAAAACCTTATGAAAGTGATACAAGCTCAAGGCGAGAAAGATTTAAGCAACTATGCGCTTTTAACGAAAGGATTGAGTGAGCAAGATAAGGAAAAACTAGAATTGAGCATGCTAAATGCTTTGATGGAGAAGTCAATTAAGCAGGGCGAAAACCTTAAAGTATTTGACAGCACGCTTTTTTTAACCGATTAAACGAGTTTAAAAGCGAAGTTTTCACCACACCAAAAGCTAATCAATACATAGACATAGCCAAAGGTTTTGACAAGCTCTTTAGAAACGACGCCACGATAGCGGGCAAAATCAACTACACGACTACAAAAGACATAAAAAGCCCTCTTGCAACAAGTCTAGAAGGCGCTTTTAACCAGAAACTCACACAAAGATTAGTAAGTAATATTGTTAGAAACATACCGACCACTTACGTTTTTAAGAAGTTGGATGAACTAAGCGGAGGCGCAGCGTTAAAATACCACATTCAAAGAGCACTAGAAAGAAGCCACACGATAAGCGCTTTCACGAAGAATTTAGAACTCAGCGCTAAAAATTCCAAGTTTTCTAACGCTACGATGCGAAAGATTGAAGAGATCACGCAAGGCGTAAAAAGCGCTAAAGAAAACATCACTAAGCAAGAGAAAGCGTTACAAGAGGCTATAACGCCATTAAAACAGTTTGGCACTAATTACCCCGAGTTTGCTCTAAAGCCAAAAGAAGCGTTAGAGAAACTATTGCAAGAGAAAAACGGACAAGTTGCATGCGCAGCGTTTAGGGACGATTTAGGAGGGATTGATTTTGTGTGGGGCAAGGATGGCAAAGATGGCTACGGATTAGCGCACATCTTAGAAAAGAGAGAAAAACAATACACAAGATTAGGATTAAATACAGAGCAAATTAAAGAAAGAACAGATGAGCTATTAAAATCTATCCCTGAAGTCATTGAGAACGGGGCATTGTTTAAAGACGATTTAGGGCGCGTTAGCGTGGAATTAAATAACATAAGAGTGGGGCTAAAAAACACAAACAACCTAAATAATCATTTTGTGGTTACTAGCTATGAGAGAGATGAAAAAGTATTAAGGGAGTTAGAAACCAAACCGCCACTTTCTAACGATTACAAAGACAATAGCAACTATAGTGCCTTAAACCTTAATGAAAACAATCCTACTAAAGAAGGCCTAACAAGTCAAGAAGCGCCTCTTTCTATATTAGAAAAAAGCCAACTAGAGAAAGAAAAGAAACTAGAAAGCGAAAGATTAGCTAAAGCAGAAGAAGCCGAATTGAGAAATAAAATCAGAGCGCAAAAAAACGCCATGATGGGTAAAAGCGAATTAGACAGAGAAATTACCAAAGGTGAAAACATACCCTATAAAGAGTTAGAAAATGTTCCTAAAACGAGCGTTAGCTTAAACGATGATGAAATATACCCCTTAAAGTTTGTGATCGTCAATAAGAGCGATTTAAAGCCCAATTTCAAAAACACAGCCACGCAAACACGCACCGCAGTGGATAGCAAGAAAGTAGAAGAGATAGCCAAGCGCTTTGATCCTAAATTGATTATAGGACGCGGGGGTTTTGATGATTTGCCCATTATCTTAAGAGACGGGCAAGTTATTGCAGGAAACCACAGGATACAAGGCATGCTAAACTTTAACGCAGAGAGCCGAAAAAAATACGAACAAGCGCTCAAAGAGAATTTTAATATTAAATTAAAACCTAATGAGCTTTTAGTGCGAATGCCAGAGCAGGAATTAAACGACAAAGAGATTCTTAAATTAGCGAGCAAATCTAACGAAAACAGAGCGAACAGCTTTAGCGACATGCTTTTGAGCGCGATGAGCAGTTATAACGACAAATTGAAACATTTACCGCCTAGATTTGAAAGCGACAGCGTGGAGAATTTAGCCAATCAGGTTGCAAGAGTGTTAGAAAGAGACGCTAAAATCCCAAGCCACATTCAAGTAGAAAACGCTAACCTTTCCCTTTTAGGTCATTACGCCAGAAACACCCCAAATAACAGCTTTTTAGAAGTGTTTGATAACGCTTATAAAAACCTAGACAGAGAGCAATTTAAGGCGTTTAAGGAAATGTTTGCTAATAACAGCGCGAATTTTCACAATCTCAATAACGACACCATGATTAAAAATTTCACGATTTCACCTTATCTAACCGATGCGCTAGACACTACCGCCAAGATGCTTAAAAGCGGTAACAGATCTGATAATTTCTCTAAGTTAGCGCATGACATTGACTACTTAGTCAATAGCACAGATGAAAACGGCATGAATGCTTTCATTAAAGAAAATAAGGACGCTTACAACAGCGTGATAAGCGAATTACTAGGGAGTTCTTTTGCGCGCTTTTTGCGCCTTGAAAACCCTAGCGCGCAGTTTTATGAGTTTTTAGTAAACGCTAAAGACCGAATGATAGAAAACGCAGTTGATATTTTTACTGGAACGAGTAAGCCTATTAATCAAATCAATGTATTTGATTTGATTAAATATGGCATTGAGAGCGGCAAAAGCAGTAAGGAGAGCAGGGAATTAATTGAGCTATTGCCAGAGTTAGAAAAAAAGTTTAACGCTCATGAGAAGTTTTTACGAGGAAATAAAAAATGAATTATCCTAATCCACCAAGCCCAGAAATCACCACTAAAGAAAAACCAGCGTTTAAAGAAATCACAAGCGAGTTATTAAGAGAGCTTGAAAACGCTTTAAATAACGCTACATTATGGAAAGAGCAGGTTAATTTAAGCCTTAAGGGAGTGAAAAGGATTTTAGAAGTTATAACGGGCATGGATTTTTTTCAAAAAGCCAATGAAATTGATGAGAGATTGAGAGGGATCGTTAAATGGTTAGAAAATTCAGGCGATGGATTGCAAACTAAAATGCGAGAATATGAAAGCTATTTCACTGATTTCAATACGAGCATGAAAAGCAACGAGCAAGAAGTAACCGCTATACTGAACGCTAACGCTGAAAACATCAAAAGCGAAATTAAAAAGCTAGAAAACCAATTGATAGAAACCACTACTAAGCTTTTAACGAGCTATCAAATCTTTTTAAACAACGCCCGAGATAACGCTAATAGTCAAATCACAGAAAACAAAACGCAAAGCCTTGAAGCGATCACACAAGCTAAAGAAAACGCTAACAACGAAATAAGCACGAACAAAACCGCAAGCCTTGAAGCGCTAAAGCAAGAAAAACAACAAGCCACAAGCGAGATCACGGAAGCGAAAAAAACCGCATTTAACGAACTTTTAGAAACACTAAAGCCGAAATTTAGCGGCTTGTTTGTGGGCGTGTATTATATCCGTAATGTGATCTATATTCAAGGCGGATGGGAGCAGAAAGTTAAGGATTTAAGCGATTATGCGCTAGAGAAAAACAAGAAATACGAAATAGAAGTATTTTTCCAATTTGTGAGCGTGAAAGTAGAAGAATATTCGTGTTTTGGACTGAAAGTGCAAGAAGGCTTTTTGAGAGAAAGCATCCAGAAAATCACGCACAAATACACATCTCAAATTTACCACACTAAGCTTTTAGTGGAGAACGTGAGCGGTGTTTTAGCGTTATATCATGGGTATTTTTACGGCAATATTAATTATTTCAATGAGGCGATCGTAACGAGCATTAGAGAAATCCCTAACGATACGATCATAAGCAATGTATCCAATGGAGCTAATTTTTCTAACACGACAACGATCACGCAGAATTTGAACGACACACACAACACAACACCAACAAGGAGCTAAAAATGATTTTAGAAAACGCATGCGAATACAAAGAATACCTACCGGTTGTTTTTGATGAGTTAGGATTTAATGGCAGTTTTGAAGTGGTAGGTAACACCATACACCTTAACATTATCACAAGCGAGAAAACGCAGACTAAAGAACAGGTTTTAGAAAAGTTGGAAGAAATCACGCTTAAAAAGAAAAAACAAAACCTAGAAAGCCAAATTAACGCTATTTGTAAAGAAAAAATCATTAAAGGCTTTACTAGCGAGGTTTTAGGGAGCGCGCATGCTTACGATTTGACTTTGGAAGATCAAGCGAACTTGCAGGCTTTAGTGGTAGCGGGCATTGATTCGTTTTTTAGGTGCGCTGAAGTGATTAACGGCGTTGTAGGAAACAAAACCTACAAGGAACACACGAAAGCGCAAATCTTGCAATTATCAAAAAACGCCTTAAACTTCAAGCAAAAATTAATTATATTCTATGGCAGAGAAAAGGAACGCCTGAACGCTATCACAAGACTTGAAGAATTAGAAAAATTTGTAATTAAAGAATACTTGACATGAGGAAGTTTAGCGATCCGATCGTGGCTGAGTTTAGCAACGACGGGAAAAAATTAAGGCTTATTGAAGGATTTGAATACTATCTAAAGCAAGATCACGCTAAAAAAATCATCGTACCGAGCGGTTTTTCTAGCGATGGCTTTACGAACATGGGCTTTAGTTTAATTATTCCCAGATATGGGAGCGGTTTGAAATGCGCGATTTTGCATGACTACATGTGCGATGTTTTGAATGGTGTAGTGCCTAGACAGAAAGATTTTTTCATTAACACACGCAAAGAATGCGACGATCTGTTTTTAGAGAGCATGCTTGAAGTGAAAGCGTTTTCCGTGTTTAAAGCGGTTTTGATTTACTACGCTGTGAGAATGTTTGCTAAAGTGAAAGGCTTAAAATGATGCGGTTAGTGGCTTTTGATGCGAGCGGGGTATTAGAAGCGTTTGATTATGGAGGCGTTTTGATCCATAAGCAAGAAGTCCGAGCTAATGAGAAAATGAAACTACCTTTTACGGAAAAGAAATTATTTAAGTTTAACGGCGTTTTTTTTGGCGTGTGTGAAGGCGTTAGCGATTTGGATTATAGAGATTATCTTAAAAATTTGAATTTTAACGCGCTTCTATGTGAGACAATAGAAAACTACCTACTAAACGCTAAAGAGCCGTTAAACGAGCAACAAAAGGCTTTATTAGAGGATTTTTTAAAAGTCTATGACAAAAACATAGAAAAAGGATTTTATTATTTAGAGCCGCCTTTTTTCAAAGAGAAAGAAAGCGAGTTATTAAAAATGAGGTTTGAAACAAATGTTAGAAGTTAGCGAAATTTTGAGCAAAGTCAGAGCGAGATTGAACGATAGCTGCACAGACAATTGCATGTTTAGCGATAGCGTTTTGATCGATAGTTTAAACCAAGCAATTTTAAATATCACACTAGAATTCAGGTTGAACCGACAACTAGTAAGGCAAGTTTTAGACGCCGAGAATCAGTTCTTAAACATTCACAACCTTTTAGGCATAGAGAGCGCAAAATTCAACGCTAAAGAGCTTGAAGAAAGAACTAACATAATGAAAGATAACGGTGCACTAGAGCTTTTTATATTAGGCGATAAGTTGAGCGTTACGCCCTTTAAGGACGGTGAGTTAGAGGTTGTGTATTTCAACTATAATAATATTAATAATATTTTAGAAAGCGTTAGCATGCCTAGAGTTTGTTTAGAAGCACTTGTTTATAGTGTGCTAATTAATATTTTAGAAATACCCACTAATGAAGTCAATTATAATCTGATGGCCAATTACAAACAGCTTTTAAAACTGGCTAAAAACAATTTAGCGAACTATTTGAACGCTATGTATTCTAAAAACATCCATTTTAGTAAAGTAGTTAGAGTTTGACAAAAGAGACGCCTCTTTAAAGAAATGAGACGAACTTTAAAGAGGAATCGAAAAATTGTTAATTAGAACTAATAACAAAAGAATAATACCACAACAAAAAACAAAAAATAGGGTTACAAAAAAATAACCCTTAAAATTACCGCTTTATTAAGGTATTGTTTTTTTGATCTTAACTACAAAGGAAAATAATGGCAATAAGAGAAAAAGAAATTGAGCTTGAGACCTTAAAGCGGGAAATTGCACAGGCTGAAGCGAGTTTAGAAAACGATTTTGCAAAACACATGGCAGAAAAAACAGATGAGAAATTAGAAGATTTGTTTTTTAATAATAAAGTAGATTTTTACCGATCCGTTTTAGTGGAGCAAAATGACTTTTTAAACGATCGTGTATCCAAAAAGGTTGACAAGGCAATAGCCTTAAGCGAAGAAATTGAAAGCTCTAAAAAGAGTCAAAAAATAGAAGAAGCTAAGGCGGAGTTTTTAGAAAAACACAAAGACGAAAACATTGACTTTAACGAGTTGGTGGATTTTTATAACGAAGAATTGCCGCAAAAGTATAAAAGAGAAATTGACAAGCTAGACGGGGTGCAATTCTTTCAATCGATTTATGATCTGTTTAAAGTTGCACAAGGCGAAAATATGCAAGAGGGGAAAGCGAACGCTAGAGAGGAAGAGAGAAATTTGCCTAAAGAAGTGAAAGGTAATGGTGTGAGTTCTAGCGCGAACGCTAGAAATCAAAGCGTGATGACGAGATTTTAAAAGGAGTTAAAAATGTTAGAGAGCTTGAACAATATTAATTTTAACAGCATTAGCACTAATAAAAATATTGGTATTGAAGTAGGTTTTGAAATCCAGGAAGCCAGTTGGGTGAAAAGCCCTTTTAAGAGCATTACAGGACGCGGGAGTGATAGGGGAATCAGAACCTACGCGGTCAAAAACGCGCAACCTTATAGGCCACGATTGAAAGCGCAATTAAGCGGTAGCGGTGTTAGCGGAAATACGGATTTTGATGCTAATTACGACAAATTGGAGATTTTAAGCCAAACGATCTATCCCGAAGTATTTGGAAACGCTTTGCCGAGTCAAATTAGGGCGTATGATGAAATCGAGAGGATTGATTTTATTAAAGAGGCATGCGATAGTTTAGCGAATTGGATGAATGAAGAAAGAGATAAAAGAATCGTTGCGAGCTTGACTAACGATCTCACAAATTACCTTTATACTCCAACAATGAGCGTTAACACCATTAGAAAAGCGATCTTTTTAGCAAGAAACGGGCTAAAAGAAGATAACAGCAAAGCCTTCCCTATCAAACCTATTAGGGCGGACATGGTGAGCGTTGGCGATGTGGTGGTGCAAAACACAAGTTATATTATTTTTTTAGACAGCTACCAAGCCAACCAGCTTAAAAAAGACGCGGATTTTAAAGAACTAAGAAAGCTTTACGCTTTTGCTAATGAAGATAAGGGGGTTTTGTATCATGGACTTTTGGGCGTGATCGATAATTGCCCGGTAGTGGATGCAGGAGTGTGGAATAAGCTGAATGTGGGCATGCCAAACTCTACCATAAGCGAAAGCGAGTTCAAGCGTTATGTTAATAAAGCGAACGCTAATTCCATTGTGAGCCCGGGACAGCTTAGGGAGAAAATCGAACACAGCAAAAAAAAAGAAATCTCAATCGGTTGCTTAATCGGCGCGAGCAGCGTTTTATTAGCAGGCAGTGAAAACACTAACTTCTACATTGATGAAACTAAAGACGCAGGCAGAAAGTCCGTTGTAGGCGTGGATTGTATTTTAGGCGTCAGCAAAGCTAAATACCAAAGCAGCGACGGCGTGAATACCCCTTATGATAATCAGGATTTTGCGGTTATTGGTCTAGTCAGCAACATGGAATAAAGAAAGGATTAGAAAAGATGAAACAGAAAGTTAAGACAGTCAGCTATTTAGCTAAAGCAGAATTTGACATTAAAAACGGCAGCTATGATTTAGTCGCATTGCCTAGCGGTGCAGAAGTGGTGAAATGCGATTTAGAAGTGGTGGGCGAAGTTACCACAGCTAAATCGTCTGTAGGGTTTAAAGATGAAGAAAAAGTTAATTTTTTCCTAGATAGTATTGACTTGAAAAACAGATTCAACACTAGCGCGAAAAGCTACACAGCGTTAGACACGAAAGTGATAAGCGCTAAAGTTGTTGATGCGTCAGCGAACGCTAAAGGCATTTTAAGAGTGCTTTATTTTTTGCCCAGTGAAACAGAAGTAGAATATTGAAATTTTTAGCCTTTTATAGCATTAAAAAGGATTGAACATGTTTTTTACTAACCCTCTAAACACGCCGAACTATTTTCAAAATAATAACTTGTTTAAAGACGCGCCGAGGAACTTAGGTCTAATCAATTACGGCATGCCAACTAGCGATTACTTAAACGCTCCTGAAAAAAAACAGAGCCGTTTTGCGGACTTTTTCAATAACATTGGAGGGGTTACAGGAGCGGGCATGCTAACAGGAGCTATAAGCGGTTTAGGGGGTTTGATTGTGGGAGGAATTAACGCTAATGAGCAAAACAAAAGAGCCAGAGAAAGCATGCAAATGGCAAGAGATCAATACCAAAGAGAGAACGAACGCTATGAATTGCGGGAGAAAGAGCGCCTGAACAATAACGAACAAATCAATAACATAGCTAAAAAATATTCTAGCGTGATAACGAGGCTTTGAAAAATATCCCTTTAAAAACCTTTATTAAAACGCTTTAATAAGCCTATAATTTGATCTCAAGGCTTTAAAATGGATTTTCTAACACTGCAAAACGATTTCAAGAACGATTACAACAAGGCTTTAATAGAAAATACGGAGTTTTTAGAAGCCAGAAAATACTACAACGGCAACCAGATTCCCCCTGATGTGCTAAAAATCATTTTAGAGCGCGGGCAAACGCCGATCGTGGAAAACATGTTTAAAGTGATCGTGAATAAGATTTTAGGTTACAAAATAGAGAGCATTAGCGAGATGCGGCTAAGCCCTAAACAAGAAGAAGACAGAGCCTTAAGCGATTTATTGAATTCATTGTTGCAGGTGTTTATACAAAGCGAAAATTACGATAAAGCTATGATTGAAAGAGATAAGAACCTTTTGATCGGTGGATTAGGGGTGATCCAATTGTGGGTCATTGAAGACAAAGACAAAAACATAGAGGTTGATATTAAAGCCTTAAGGCCTGAAAGTTTTGTGATAGATTATTTTTCAACGGATAAAAACGCTCTTGATGCGCGCCGCTTTCATAAAATGCTAGAAATCACAGAGCAAGAAGCCATGATTTTATTTAAAGGCACCACGATAAACTATAACTATGCCAATAACGAAAAGATAGCCACTATTATCGAAAGTTGGTATGAAGAAACGCAAAACTACGAGTGGAATAGGTATTTATGGAATAAAAGCACTGGAATTTATAAAAGCGAGCTAAAACCTTTTAAGAACGGTGCATGCCCTTTTATCATAGCCAAGCTATACACGGACGAACTAAACCATTACTACGGCTTGTTTAGGGATATTAAGCCCATGCAAGATTTCATCAACTACGCTGAAAACCGCATGGGGAACATGATGGGGAGTTTTAAAGCGATGTTTGAAGAGGACGCCGTGGTGGATGTAGCGGAATTTGTAGAAACCATGAGCTTAGACAATGCGATCGCAAAAGTGCGCCCGAACGCTTTAAAAGACAATAAAATCCAATTTATGAACAATCAAGCGGATTTGAGCGCTTTAAGCCAAAAAGCCGAACAAAAACGCCAATTATTAAGATTGTTAGCGGGATTGAACGATGAAAGCTTAGGCATGGCAGTCAATAGACAGAGTGGGGTTGCGATCGCGCAAAGGAAAGAAAGCGGTTTGATGGGCTTACAAACTTTTTTAAAAGCCACAGACGACATGGATCGATTAGTGTTTAGGTTAGCTATTAGCTTTATTTGTGAGTATTTCACTAAAGAGCAGGTTTTTAAGATCGTTGATCGGAAGTTAGGGGATCGTTATTTTAAAATCAATTCTAGCGATAATAACAAAATAAGACCGCTTAAATTTGATCTGATTTTGAAAAGCCAACTAAAGACCGAAAGCCGAGATGAAAAATGGTATAACTGGAATGAACTATTAAAGATTTTAGCGCCTATAAGACCGGATCTAGTGCCTAGCCTTGTACCACTCATGCTAAACGACATGGACAGCCCGATCACTAACGACGTGTTAGAAGCGATACAAAACGCTAACGCTTTACAAGAGCAAAACGCAGAAGCGAACGCACCCTATAACCAACAAATCCAAGCCTTGCAGATCCAAAAATTACAGGCTGAGATCATGGAATTACAAGCCAAAGCGCACAAATACACCGAGCAAGGCGCATTGTCGCAAACCACGAACGAAAGCGAAAAAATTAACCAAGCGGTAGCGATTAGCGAAATGCAACAACAAAATACTGACAACAACGCTAACAACGGCAATAACAAGCCAAGCAAGAAATTAAAAACGAGCGATAAAACGACATGGCGCAAATACCCAAGCGCGCAGAATTTAGATTATTGAAAGCGCTAAAAAATGCTAAATAGGATTTTAGAAATGTTAGGAATAAGCGTTTTAGTTTTAGCGTTAGGTTTTAGCTTTATTGTAGCGGTTTGTTTTTCTATAGGAGCGTTATTTAATGGATAAGCAAAGAGCTTTAAAAGAGCTAGCGCTTAGGGAGTTAGCAAGGCGTGATTTTCACTCATTCTTACGCTTGAAGTGGGAAAGGTATGAAAATAAGCCGTTTTTAGACAACTGGCACATTAAATATTTGTGCAAGGTTTTAGAATGCACGCAAAAGAACACATGCGAGAATGAAGAGCTGATTATGCGTTTGATTTTGAACATGCCTCCAAGCTATGGTAAAACCGAAATTATAGCAAGATGCTTTATAGCGTGGAGTTTAGGAAAAGATCGAACTAAAAAAATCTTTTACATTTCTTACAGCGATGAGTTATGCAGAAAGATCGCCAACCAGGTAAGGGATTTGATGAGTAGTTTTTTTTATCAAAGTATCTTTTTTGATGAGCCTTTAGAGTTTTTGCAAAACAACTCAAGGGAGTTTATTTTACGAGAGGGTGGAGGCTTATTTGTAACGACTTTAAAAAGCGCGCTTACCGGGTTTCATGCTAATCAGATACTCATCGATGATCCAATCAAAGTGAGCGATATGAGTTCTAAAAAAGAAGTGAATACCGTTAATATGAATTTCAAAGAAAGCGTTATCTCACGCTTGCAAGACACTAACTCTAACATAACGATTTTAATGCAGCGCTTAGGGAGTAATGATTTATGCGGGTTTTTACAAAGCGAGCGGGAATTTGACACTGAAACGATCCAAAAGTGGAAAATCATACAACTTAAAGCGTTGAACGATAACCAAGAATTTTACAAAATTAAGGATTTTGAACACACAAGAGAGAAGAATACGCCGTTATTTGAAAGTAAGCACAATAAGGAACAATTAGAAGCCTTAAGGTTGCAAATGGGTAACGATGAATTTAGCGCACAATACCAACAAGATCCAGTCGTTAGCAGTGGTGGGTATTTTGATCCGCAGTATTTTAGCAAGGTTTTCACGCATGAATTAGGGGAGATGAATACTTATATTTTTGTAGATAACGCTTTAAGCTTGAGCCACAAAGCTGATAATAGGGCGATTGTGGTTGTGGGCGTGGAAAATTATAATGAAAGCGTTAGGTATATCGTTTTAGATTGTTTTTTTGGGATTTGGAGCGAAGAAGATACGATCAAACACATTTTAGCGGCTAAAGAAAAATACAAGGACGCCAAAACCTACATTGAGAGCGACGGCGGAGGTTTGGTTTTGTATCGTTTGCTTTTAGTGGCCTTAGCGAGACACAACGAGCAAAATAAGCAAAACTATAAGGAATTATTAAACGATGAAATTGTTTGCTATACGCCAAGTAGAAAGATTTCAAAAGTGGATAAAATCAAAGCGCTAAGGCCTTTTTACAATACAGGGTTTTTAGTGTTTAGCCATTCTAGCAACAACACCGAACAGATAGAAAAAGAACTTTTTAGCTTTAATCCGGACAAGCCGTTTAAAAAAGATGATTGTATAGACGCATTAGCGAGCGCGCTAACGCATGAGAGCGTGAAAGCGCCCCTAAAACGAGAGGTTAAAGAAAACTATAACGCCAGATTTAAAGCCAAGCCAACATGGAGGATATAGCCAAACATAACCCTTAAAATCACCGCGCAATTAAGATTAAATAAGAGAAAAAGAAAGGCATTAAATGAAAAAAAGAAACTATATTAAAAATTTTAAGAATACTGAAAATATTAAAAAAAAGCGTTTAGCGTGTTCAAAGGCTAATGAAAGAAGCTTGAAACTTTTAAAAAATAAAGGTTATAGGGACTTTATTGTTAAAGTTAAAAACAAGCAACAAAGCGATGATGAAATTTTAGAAATTTTAGAGTTAAGCTATATTAAGATTTAAGGATTAGTGCATGTGGAATGAAAAATTTTTAAAAGTGATCCCCGCAATGGTGTTTTTGTTTTGTATTTTAGAAATTTTTGAACTGGTTTTAATCATTACCGACATGAACAAAACCGAAAAGCTAGAAATGGAAGTTATGCAAAATTTAGAAGTGATAGGAATGATCACTGAGACACTAAACAAGCATTTAGAAAGCATGCAGTTAGAACATTTTCAAGATAAGAAAATTAATATAAAATAATGCAACAGCATTTAATCGTTTTAGGTTTTGAAATCTCTAAATTCATGCCGTATATTTTGGTTGGATTCATCGGTTTGTTTGTGGGATTTCTGTATGTGTTACGAAGCGTTAAAAATGAAGAATTTAAAAACAAAACCGAAAAATTGTTTTACTTCGTTCAAGGCGTGGGATCGAGCATGTTAATCACATGGATTAGTTACGAAATTACGGATTATTTTTTTAGTTTGCCCACTAGTTTGTGCATAGCGATTAGTGGAGGAATTGGATATTTGGGAGCGGAGAGCGTGAGCGCTTTAGCGTTAGATAGTCTCAAAAAAAGGTTGTAAAATGGATTTAAAGAATTTAGAAAACGCCTTGAATAACGGGAATTTCAAAGAACAGGTGTATAGCAGTTTAGAGGGGATTTATCAAATTTCTAAGGTTTTAAATCAAATAGATCTTTTAAAAAACTTTAGCGATCACGATTTAGAAATCATAGCAAAGATACAAGCGATAAAAAACGCCTTAGCAGGCTATGAAAACAGCGAGCAAGATCTAAAAGCACAAATTAACGCTTTAAGATTAAGTTTAGAAGCTAAAAAGCAAGAATTAGAACAACGGCTTAATTTGGAATTACAAAGCGCTAGAGTTAGCGAAACACAAAAACTAAACGAAGCAGGAAACGAATTAAAAAATAATCTTATAAGCGAACTCACACAAGCTAAAGATAATCTAACGCAAGCTTTAAAGCCACAAATACAAGGTGTAACGAAGTTCTTAGGAATTTTTGTTTATGGGCGTCAAAGTTTTTTCAAAAACGAAAGCGATGAATTTAGGGAATTGTTTGAGTTTGCTAACATCATTCTAAAAAATAATAAAAGCTATATCGTGCAATTTAGCATGCCTTATGAGTTATCCACTAACGGGATTTATAGCGATAGCATGGGCGAAATGGTGTTATGCTTGAAAGCGAATAATAAGATCTATCCGATCATCAATAGCTTTTACCAGAACAAAAGTATTAGTTTGTTCAATAATAAAATCATGAACACTTACTTAGTAAATAGCCTGTTCAAAATGCCAAGCGAGAAAGCGGATTATAAAATAGCGGTATTTGCTAGGAAGTGTAAGGATTTATGGGTTAATGTGAATTACACGGGCAACACGGAAGGCTTTGAAACGAGCTTTTTGAATAACGCGCGATTTGCTAATTTGACCACGCACAGCATACCGACAGAGTATAACAACGACTGGGTGTTTTACAAGCATTCTCAAGCGTTAGTTTATGAAATTTTAGAATGAAGCTTTTATTTTTAGCGTGTGTGATTAGCGTTAGCTTTAATGCATGCGCTAAAAAGATTGTTTACAGAGAGGTGAAAGTGCCAATAAAATGCGACATTCAACTACCATCGAGACCGAGCGAGCATTTAGAAACATTAGAATACCTGCGAGCGTTATTAATCTATACCGAAACGCTAGAAAACGATCTGAAGTTTTGCACAAAAAATAACCCTTAAAATCACGCCTGAAATCAGCTTAAATACCAATAAACAAAGGAAGTTAATGTATTTAGTCTTACTAGAAAGAAAACACGATTTAAGAGCGCTCACAAGAAAAGACAAGAAAGAAAGCGGCATGTTAGGGAGCTTGAGAGTGTTTGAAAGCACGCACGATCAAGGTATAAGCGATGAAGCGATAGTCAAACACTATGAAAAGAAAGACGCCTTATTTAGTTGCTTTTCCTTAGAAAATAGCGGAGAGCCAACTGACACGCCAAACTTAGATAAACCGATCGTAGCGAGAGATTATGAATTAGCATGGAGCGATACGAGTTGCACGGTGCCTAAAGAATACCAAAATAAAAATGCAATAACTTGCGCCATGAAGTGTTACAACTTGTTGATCCCAATAATAAAGATTTCACAAACCGAAAAATATTAATCCATGTAGGAAACAGCGCGCATGATACTTTAGGGTGTGTTTTGTTAGGGATGCAACACGATGAAGAGATGATTTATAAAAGCAGTGAGGCGGTAAAAAAGTTTTTTGATTTAGTCAAAGACAAGGGCGTTAATAACTTTTTGTTTAAAATCATTGATAAGGCTTAAAATGGATACAGCAAGATTTATAAGGAACTTTGTTTTATTCAAAGAAGCCTTGCAAAAGCAGAATTTCAATAATAAAGATTTGAACATAACGAGCATGCAAGCAGCGCTGCAGTGCGAGCAATTAGCCTTACAAGAACAAGAACATGCGTTGCAGATAGAACAAGCAAGAGCAAAAATGCAGTTAGAATTTTTAAGCTTGCAATCTAGTTTACAGGCCCAAAAAGCAAGCACACTAAACACGCTCATACAATGCCACAGTATGATTAAATCTTTAAAAGACAACGCCTTTATTAACAGAGCTAACGCTTATGTGAGTTTATTGCAAGTCCAAGCGAACGCGTCAAGCGGTGTTACAGCGGATAATTTTGAGAATGTTTTAAACACGATTTTAGAAATAGGCAAAGAATACAGTATCATTAATAAGGATAGCGGAAAGGTGGTTTATAATGATAAAGAACAGACTAACGATCTGAAAACGATTTTAAATGATTTGAGTAACGAATTAGAAAAGCTTAATAAAGATAGTGAAATGAATCAAATACAGCTTTTTAGCGATAAGTTAGAAGTGTTAAAGAACGCGCCGATCAAGTTATGGGGGTTTAGCACTTTGTCTAACGCTGAAGAGGGCTTTTATAATGAAGCCGACGAACAGATAGCGAGCGGTAGCGTGTGTTTGTTTAGGAGCGACAAAGTAGGGAAACACACTATTTCTTTTAAAGCCCAAAAAGCAGACAAGATATTGGTTAAAAAGATTACTATTAATGTTGTAGAAAATTCTCTACAAAACGGAGCGTGATTTTATCTTTTGAAAGGATTTGAACAATGGCATATTATGAAAATATTACGGCAGGACGCGGGGCGATTGATAGTTTTGCAAACGCTCTAAACAGCCAAAGGTTTGCAAATTTGATGCTCAATGAAACGATAAGCAATTTTTCTAACAACATTACTAAAGCGGGAGCATTATACGATGAAGCAAAGATCAGAGAAGACGCTTTAAAGTATCAAAGGATGCAAGATTTTTACAACAACAAGCGCAAAGATGAAGCGTTTGAATTAGAAAAAAAACAAGCGGAATTAAACATGGATTTTGCTAAGAATAGAGAAGCTTTCGCTAATTTAAGACAAAAACAAGCGCTAAAGAGAGACAAGCTAACTAATGAGAATTTAGAGCTATCTAACGCTTTCAAAAGGATGGAACAAGAATGGTTTAAAAATGCTCATGTCGATTCTTATTCACATAGTTTTCAAGTGCAAAAGCCACTAAAAGCAAAAGCAAGTATATATTTAGGGCAAAACAAAATAATGCCAAAAGGCGCTAACGCTCCAATAGGACAATAAGGGCATAGGAAACATTAGAAGTTTTGTTAGCTCAATGGAGGCAGTAGTGTGGGCTATTCTATCGTTTTAAGGATTTTAATGACGATAGCTCCCTATGTTTTATTTTTGACGATTAGCCTTTATGCTTTAAGGCTGAAAACGAGTAATACAGAGCTGAAAGAACGGCTAGACTACACGCAGGCGCATTTGATTTCACAAAATGAAAGCATTAAAAAATTGGAACTAGAAAGCCAAAAATATAAGATTTTACAGCCTATAGAAAAAGAAAAAATTAAAGAAAGATACAAGCAAGTTATCATTAAAGACAACACATGCGAAGCGAAGTTAGAAAGCTATGAATCCCTAATAAACGCATTCAAAAATAACCCTTAAAAGTTTGTGAAACTTTTTGTAGAATGCTTGCTAAAGATAGCAAGGAGTGGAAAAATGAAGCTCTACAACAAGATCCAAGAACTCATTAACGAAAGCGAAACGCTCAAACAAAAAAATAATGAAGTTCTAGACTTAGCAAGGAACGAATTAAGCGAGCTAGTCAATACTAAAGCTAACGAGAGTTTAGAAAGCCTAAAAAACACCTTTCAAGGCTATTTAAACGGCGAATTAGTAGAAATGCCTTTGATTGTAAAAAAAAATGTTAAGGAGCTTGTGGATAAGCAAGAATTGATCGCAGAAGTTAGAAACGAATTATTAAGCCAATTTGACAAGCAAGCGATCACAAACGCTTTAAAGCAAGAAATCAAAAACGAAATTAAAAGCGAGCTTAATACTCTTTTAAGCGATAGCGAACTAAATAGCGAACTAACACAAGCTAAAAAAGAAATTGTAAACGAAACCACGAGCGAAACCACAAACGCCTTAACGAGTAAGATTTTAGGGATTTTAGAAACGAGATTAAGCGCTATTATTAAACTTTCAATTTAATTTTGTTTAAAATATATTATGTGTATAATCATAAGAAATTTAATCAAAGGTAGTGCCATGCTTATAAACGCTGTCATAGAAAAAGATGAGAATGGGTATTTTGCTTTTGTNCCCTTTCTAAAAGGCTGTGTATCACAAGGGAAAAGTTATGAAGAAGCCCTAAGAAACATTAAAGAAGCCATAGAGCTTTATTTGGGAGATTTAGNAAGCCGATGAGTTAGCTTTTCTTTCTAAGAAAAATTCTGTAATAGCACCCATTGAGATAGCTTTTGCCTGAATTGCCACGACTCACAGCTAAAGAAGCAGAGAAGCTATTATTGCAGAATGGATTTGTTTTCTCTAGGCAAAAAGGCAGCCATAGAATTTATGTGAAAGATANAAATCAGGCAGGTTTTGCCTTTTCATTCTGGCGAAATCTTGCACCCTAAAATAGTGAAAGAAATCATGGAAAATATCCTTAAATGAAATCTAAAGAAGTCTTAAAGATCTTAAAAATATCCCGTGTTACTCTTTGGAAGTATGTTAAAAGTGGAAAGATACGAGTTAAACAAGAACCCAATGGTTACTATATATACAACGATTCTGATGTCTATTCTTTAGCAGGAATTGAAGATGGTAGGCTGAATGTAGTTTATGCTAGGGTAAGCACTCAAAAGCAGAAACAAGACTTGCAAAATCAAATAGAAAACTGTATCTCTTTTATAAATGCTAAAGGAATATCTGTAGATAGTATCTATTCTGATATTAAAAGCGGCATGTCTTTGGACAGAAAGGGTTTTATAGAGCTTCTTAATGCGGTAATGGCGTTTAAAATTAAGGCGGTTTATATTTCCTATAAAGACCGATTAGCTAGATTGAGCTATGAGTTAGTAGAAAAGCTATTTAACGATTATGGCACTAAAATCGTGATTATCAATCAGTGTGAATCAATCAGTTTAGAGCAAGAACTGTTTGAGGACATCATGCAAACAATCCATTCTTTTTCTATGAAGATGTATTCTAAGCGCCGCATTGCTAAAAAGTTGCTTTTAGAGAGTAAGGTTAATCCGGCCTTGCTAAAATCTCTTAATGGGGNAAACAGATGACCTTGACTGAACGCCATATTATTAAACCCACGCACCCCATTTTTAAATGTATTAAGGACTTTTGCCATCTGTCTAAAAACCTTTACAACTACGCTAATTTTATTTTAAGAGAGCATTACTTTGCAGGTTTTAAGTTGCCTACAGCCTACGATTTAATCAATCGCTTTGTCAAAGAAAGCCAAAGAGATTACAAAGCTTTGCCTGCCCAAAGCGCGCAACAGGTATTAATGCTTTTATCTCAAAATTGGAAAAGCTATTTAAAAGCCCTTAAAGCTTACAAACTCAAGCCTTCTAGCTTTCTAGCGCGTCCAAAAATCCCTAAATTCAAACCAAAAGATGGCGTATCTATAGGGGTTTTAACAAACCAGCAAACTAGCTTTACGAAAGGGCACATGACAAAAATTAAATTCCCAAAAAAAGCTAATTTAAAAAGACTTATCACTAAAATAAACCCTCAAACTTCTAGGCTAAAGCAAGTACGCTTAATCCCTAAAACCACTTGTTTTATCGTGGAAGTTGTCTATGAGCAAACCACGCACAAACTCCCACAAACTCATGGCATTGGCATTATGGGTATTGATCTAGGCTTGAACAACTTCGTAACTGCAATAGATAATCAAAGTAGTCCTTTCATTATCAAAGGCGGAGGGGTGAAGTCTGTCAATCAGTGGTTTAACAAACTCAAAGCCCATTATCAAGCCAAAGCCAAGACTTCAAATAAGCGTTTTTGGACAAAACGCTTAGGCAAATTAGCTCTATGGCGGGAGTGTAAAGTCAATGATTTTATGCACAAGGCGAGCGCCTATGTGGTGGGGCATTGCTTAAAAAAGGGCATTTCTACAATTGTCATCGGTAAAAATGATGGCTGGAAACAAGAACTAAAGCTAGGCAAGAGAACCAATCAGAACTTTACTAATATCCCTTATGAATCCTTTATTGAAAAACTAGCCTACAAGTGCGCTTTGGTTGGGATAACTTTGCATACAACAGAAGAGAGATTTACGAGCAAGTGCGACCACTTGGCTAACGAACCCATGCAGCACCACGAGCAATATTTAGGTAAAAGAGTTAAACGAGGGCTATTTAAATCTAGCATAGGCAAATCCCTAAACGCCGATATTAACGGTGCAATCGGCATTTTAAGAAAAGTATTCCCTGATGCAGTGAAAACTCTAAGGGATAGCGGAGTAGTGTTTGCTCCAGTAAAAATCTCATTGGCGTTTTAAACACGATGGGAAAATTTACAAAAAATAACTTTTTAAATACTTTTAATAAGATTAAAGAGTTTTTTAGACATACCAGAAAGCGTGGTTAAGAATTTAGATTTTAGCTTTCTAAAAACACAGCCACGGCTATTTTACGGCGCGATTAACGAGAACTTGAAAGAAATGTTTTTAAACGAGCTAAAAAGCGAGTATTTACAAAAATATATTAACAGCGTTATAGAAAGTTATTTCAAGCAAGCAGAGAGGTTAAAGCTTTTGAGAGAAACGGAATTGAAAGCGTTGTGTTATTTGCAAGTGGTATTAGAAAGCAATAAGGTTAAAATGTTACAAGACGTTTTAATGTTGGAAAATCAAAACACACAAAACGAACTAAAAATACAAAATGAAATCGCTTATAATGAAAAAAGAAAACAGCTTATAGCAGAGGGCCAATTAGAAGATGAATCGTTTAAACAATTTAAGTTTAAAGTCATTTGAGAGGAAAATAAGAGATGAACGAAAACGAATTGACAGAAAGCGAAATTTTAGAAAATCAATTCAAAAAACAAAAACAAGCGCATAATAATAGCGTTGTGCTAGAAAGCTTGAAACAAGACAAAGAACAAGCGCATAATAATAGCAGCGTTGTGCTAGAAGGACAGCCAAGCTATTTTTCAACAGGCATAAAATACCTAGATAATAAGATCAAAAGCAGAAGTTTGAGCGCTTTTGATTACTACATGGCAAGGAAATATTTAGGTATGGATTTGAATGTGAATTTAAACGGGAATTTGAACATAGTAAGCGAAAATCAAACAAGAGTAAAGAATCTAACGAGCGCTACAAGCAAAATTTACGACGGCCTAAAAGCTTTAAATTTGGGCAATAGGTTGATAGAAAAAGCACAAGATAACAGCGGATTTTTTAGCGCGCTTAGAAGGTTTGCTAATGAAAAAACTAACGGATTTTTTGGCCTAAATAGCGATGAAGCAGAGACCATGAACGCCTTAAAAAATTATTCTTATTCTACCGCTAGGCAGATGGGCGGACAGCTCACTAATCAAAAAATCAAAGACGCGCAAGAGATGACGAAGTTTGGTTTTAGAAGCAAAGAAGAGAACACCGCAAGATTAGGCGAAAATCAGGGGCGACTGATTCAAATTTTAGAACAAGATATTAATAATTTAGAGAGTTTAGGAGGGAGAGCGTCTGAGAGCGTTATGCTAGAATTATTAAAGCATAAAAAACGCCTTGAACACATTCAAAAGAATCAAGGCAAAATTAAATTAAAAGAATACCAAGAGATCACCCCCTACAGCGAGCATGAACAAGATGACGGAAAATAAAAAAGTAAATAAAGCTTACTCAAATGATTTTAAGCTTAAAGTTAAAAGATACTATGAAAGGAGTTTAGAATCTAAACAAAAGATCGCTTTAAAATTCGGTATCAGTAACAGGACCTTAGCGGTGTGGGTGATGGATGGGGAGTGGGAAAATAAAGTTATTTTGAAAGAGATAAGGGCCATGTATGAGACGCATGGGATGAGCATCAACGCATTAAGCAAAAAGTATGGCGTTAGCGTTAGTTTAATTAGAAAGTTTAAGATACGCGACAAATGGGAAAAGAAAAAGATTACTAACGAAGCCGCCACCGTTTTAAAAGATAATTTGACAATAGATAAAATGGGTTTATTTTTAGACACTAAAAAGCAAGAACTAAAAGAGAATTTAAAAAAAAGTTTAGAACACTTAGACCTTGACCCCGTGGTAGTGGAAGCGATAGCTGAAACCAGTAGCGACGAATTGATTTTGAAAGCGATGAACACCGCCTATATTAAGAAGCAGATTTTATTTTGTGCTATCGTGGCAAGAGGTGAGCTGATTAAGATGATAAAAAGAGCAGGCGATAAAGTGAAAGACAATATAAGCATTATCGTAGCCGCCGAAAAGGTTTCTAAACTATTCATTGACGCTGGGGTTTCATTGTTTGGCAAAGAGCAGATCCAAGCGGTAGAAATTAAAGAAAATAGCGACTATAGGCAAATGAATATAAGTGAACTTATGGCGTTAGCGAACGCTGATGATAATGTGAATTAG